ATACATCACTTCAAAATCAAGCGACTCCAGCACAAGCGGGGCCGGTAAACGGGACAGGTCAAGTGTGCTCATACGGTCACTTCCACTAGCTGGCTGTCGCCCTTGTAGATCCCCGACAGGCGAAACTTGATACGCCCATCAAGAACGGACAAGACTTGCACCTGCGTCAGTTCCAGACGCGGCTCCCAGCGCTTCAGGGCGCGGGCTGCTTCGGCCTGCACAGCGCTTTTCCAGCCCTCACTGACGGGCAAGTCGACAAAGCGCCGGATTGTGCTGCCGTATTCCGGGCGCATCAGCCGGGAACCCAGCGGCGTGGTCAAAATATCTGCAATGGACTGCCTCAGATGCTCAACGCCCGAGATAGGCAACCCGGTATGGCGGTCCATTCCGATCATGTACTTACTCCGACAATTGCTCTAAGTCAGGGTGGCCATCCAGATACGCCCGCGCCTGGGCGTCGATCACCTTGACCGCGACATGACCTTTGCTGACCTGCAGCAAGCGGCCGCCCGGCATCACCAGGCTGCGAGAGGTGAAGGCCTTGTCGCGATAAACGACCACCGCTGCCAGTTCTTCGGCGGTGTAGTCGTCCGCTGTCTTGATCGGCAGCGCTACAGCGTCGGCAGTCATCGGTACCGCCACGGCATGCACCGTGATCGGTACGGCCACGGCATCCACCGCGACTGCACCCGGCGCGCTGTCGGCCGAGGTTGGTTTGCTCGCCATACATTTCTCCAGGTAGAAAAAAACCCACACGCGGCAGGCTGGTTGAAGGTTTGGTTTAATGCTTGTGGTTCGGCGTGTTACCACTGGTGTCGATGATCGCGCCGCCACCGTTGATATCGCCCGTCACGCGCAACCTGCCGTTGATAAGCACTTCGCCGTAAATCGTGACGTCGCCATCGAGCGCGATCGTCCCGGACGTGACCACCACTGCGCTATCCATAACGGTCGCCGACGACCCGCCGACCTTGATATCCACCAAGCCAGTCGGCAGCACAATGCTGTAGCTCTTGGCCTGCCAGTCGTAAGTCAGCGACCCGCCATCGTCGAACAGCCAGCGCTCGACATGATCGCGGTTATCCGGTGCTGGCCCTGCATCGCCATACAACCCCGGCACAAAGGTGCCTTGTGACACGTCACCGCTCGGGCTGAGCAAAGCCCCCTGCTCGCCCAGGCTGGGCACCCGCCAGTGCCGCGCCTTACCCGCTGCTTGACTGTGCCAGCGCACCCAGGCGCTGACCCACTCGCCGTCAGACACCCGGCACACCGGCGGCCTGACCGTCAGATCCAGAGCAACCACATAGCAGCTCTTGACCACCCCGGCGATCATGCGGTCGTGCTCGGCCAGGGCATGGCTCACGGATCGACCTCATCACCCACGCTGAACACCAGTGAACCGGGTTTCTCATCCGGCCACGGCCATTCCTCTTCACCGAGGTAAATCGTCTGAGTCCACTCCACCAGCCACACGGTGTAGCCATCCAGCTCCGGGCGGGTCCAGTCTTGGGTTGAACGCTTGAACTCGGCAGGCTCTACCGCCAAGCCCCACGTCTGAGTGCGCAACAAAACCGCCAGTTGCGTGGCCAGATGAATGGCCTGCTGGTAATGCTGGTCACGGATCACATCAACGATCACCCGCGCTTCAAACGTGATGTTCAGGGTGCATTCCCCGGTGCCGATATCGGTGCCCGGCTCGATCTCGGCAATATCGAGAAACACGGCGGGCAGCGGGATGTGCTGCTCGATGTCAGGCCAGAAGCGGACCAACTGAACACCTAACAGCTTCTCTTGCAGGTGCTGTTCAATGGTTTGATACAACAGGTCGAGGCTAAACGGCTGTTCAGGCACGGCGCGTCCCCTTCAGGTATTTCTGCAATTCAAAATTCATTTCTTGCCGGAGGATCTGCAGCAGGCGCTCGTCGGCCTTGCGGCTCCAGGCTTCGAAGTGAGGTCGCACCGAGTCGAGCGAGATCTTGGCCTTGGCCAACGGAAAGCGGTCGCTATTCTCCCCGACAAAACCGGAGCTGGCCCCGGTCTGCGAAGTGACTTCGCTGTCGGGGTAGTCGGCCCGGGCGAAGTGTTTACTGGCGGTACGAATCCAGATATCGGCCTGATTGCCGTACACCTTTTTGTAGAAGGCGCCGCGATAGCGACGACTGCCCACCGACACACCGGCCTTGGTCTGCCGTGGTCGCCCTGCCCGGCTGGCCTCCAGCGGGTTGATGCCGAACCAGAGCTTGCCGCGCATCGCACCGCCCGCGATCGGGTAGCTGCGCAAACGCTGCCGCACCGCCTTGACCGCGATCCGCTCCTGCTTGCCCACGGCCCGGGCGATATGTGTAGCAAGCCAGCCCAGGGTTTTGTTGATCGCACGGCGTTGCGCATTGGCAGCGGCTTTGGGTACCAGCGTGGCAAGTGCTGCAAACGCTTTCAGGTCCTCGGACGAGATCTGAATATTGAACATCCCGCTGCTGGCCCTGTTCTCACTAAAGCTGCCAATGCTCATGCGCGCTTCCTCAAGATCAGCGATACCAGCCCATCACCGCTGGGCTCCAGCTGCAGCAGGTCGTAGTCGCCACCACCGTCCAGATCGGGCAAGTCGATGGTGACCAGTAGCCCTTTGCTCAGACCATCCGAGTCCGCGACCCGCACCACAAAGTGAGGTTCGCGAAGGCCGGTGTTGAGACGGCCAATCTGCGGCTGTTTCCAAGGCGCCGAGAACATCCCCAGCACCGGTTCGGCGCGACCCTCTATGCGCGCGGTATCGCCCAGCACGTCGAAGATCACGCTGTCGATATCGGCCACCAGATCACGAATGCCCACGGTTACAGCTCCAGCAGGATCTGGGCGCGTGGACGGGTGCAGATATGCAGCGGGTTGGACTGGGCTTCGCCGGCCATGCCCTTGTTGAAGGCCATCGGCTCGATCTTGCTGTAGTACGGAATGCCTTGGGTGTTGACCGTTTCCATATAGTCAGCCGGGGCGAAGGCAGAGATATACAGGTCCGGAACGCCTTCAGGGATCAGCAGTGCCTTGTCGTCATGGACGAACGCAACACCTGCGACCTTGCCGCGGTAGCGCTCCCACACAATGCCACCGAACTCGAAGCTCTCACGGGCATCACCACGCAACGCGGCAGCCTGTGCCGAGTTGACATAGGTGTCCTTAATGGCCTTGAGTCCCATCATCTTGTTCCAGAAATTCTTGCCACAGAACGCCCGGGCACCGGTGCTGGTGACACTGCCCAGCGCATCTTCCTGCAAGTCCAAGGCTTCGCCGCATTTGACACGGAAGTCTGTGTCCGCGACGGTCAAACCCATCGACATTTTTTGCCGTTGAACGCCAAAGCGCTTGTACAGATCGAGCAACACTGTTGTGCCGTCTGCATCGAGAATCTGGCCATTCAACGCGCCCATACGCTGATATTCGTGAGTGACGTCCAACTGGCGGCGGGCCTTCAAGAGGCGTGCATTGACCACGTCCTGCACGGCCTGCAATTCACTGCGGGTACCGAAAGCCCGGATACCTTGAATCTCATCCGCCTTAATGGTGAAGCGCTCCGGCAAATGCACGGTGTTAAACGGGATCAAGGTGCGCTTGCTGGCACCCACGACCAGACCCGAAGTCCCGCGCTCACCGGCCGGTACCAGAGCCAGGGTGTCACCGTCTTTTTCGATCTGCACGGTCAGGGTGGTGATGCCCTCTTCCTGAAACAGGCCAAGGCTACTCAGGCGCCCGGGCAAATATTGCTGTTCGTTGATGGCAGCGGTCAGCGAGGAAACAGAAAACGCTTCGTCGTCAAAGATGGCGATGTCGGCCATTGGGGACTCTCCAGAATGTAAAAACCCCGCTCAATGGCGGGGTGCGATGAAGGGGCTGTCGGCTTAACGCACGATCAAAAAATGTTCAGCCAGCGATTTCTCACCCTCCGGATCTAGGCCGGTCAGGTGGGCTTCACTGACTTCGGCAAGGCGTACCACAGCGCGGCCACGACGCACGATGTCGGATTCGCCCAGCGGGCCGTACAAGATGGCCACGGCGTTTTGGGTACCGTCTTCAGCGGTCGCCTCATACGGTGCGAATTCGCCCGAAGCGATCACCAACCCAAGGACTTGCCCGGGATACAGCGCCGGTCCTGCCGCGACGTTGATGGCTTCGCGGGAGATGTTTCCAGCTCCTTCAGACAGCAGGAACTCACCCGCGTGCATCGGCTCTTTTTTAATAGTCATGCTTTTACCCCTGTCTGGGCGGCGCGACGGGCCGCATAAATGGCGTTGGTGTCAGGTTGTTTGGCCTGGGTTTTCGACGCAGGGTCATCGTTGATCGGCAGGCTGTTATCGATTTCGAAACCACCGCCGCTGACCAGCTTGTCGAACAGCCGACCGCGCACCGCTTCAGCGCTCAGCCCAGCCGCGACAAACTGCTGGGTGAACTCCGGCAAGCGCGCCGCTACGCACAGGTCGCGCACGGCCTTGGCGTTGGTGAGCGCAGCATTAACCGTGACCTCGTCGGCCAGTTGGGTGGTGCTGATCAGCGACTCGATCAGGTTGCTGATACCGGCCGTGTTGCAGCTTTGGGTGATCAGCAAGGCCAGCTTGGCCGAGTCCACGATTGGCGGCTTTTCGGGCTCCGGTTTCACGGGCTCCGGGGTAGGTTCCGGCTCAGGCGGTTCCTCCAGCTGGGCCAACAATGCCTGCGGCGCGTGCTGGTAACGCTGCAACGCACCGCCTTGGCCGAGGCAGGCTTTGACCGTGACGCCCTCGCCCACTTCGTCGGCCAGGCCCAAGGCCACCGCCTCACTTGCCGTGAGCCATGTTTCGGCATTGACCAGGCGTCGCAACTCGACCTCGTCAATGTTCGGCGCCTTGGCTTTGTAGGCCGCGATGATGGCCTCCATTGCTTGATCCAGCGCCGTGGCGACTTTACGCAAGTCCTCGGCATCGCCGGAGGCGTAGGTCCACGGGTTGTGGATCATCAGCATGGCATTGGACGCGATCACGACCTTGTGCGCGCCGCACACCGCGACACTGGCCGCGCTGGCTGCCAAGGCATCGACCCGGCCGGTGCAACGCTCGCCCAGCCGCGACAGGGCGTTGTGAATGGCCAGGCCGTCAAACAAGTCACCACCGACGCTGTTGAATGCCACCACGATTGGCGACACACCATCATCGAGTGCTGCAAGGTCGCGGACAAACTGGTTGGCAGTGATGCCCCAGGTGCCGATCTCGCCGTAGACGTAGACCTCGATGCTGCGGGTCTCAGCCTCGCCGCTGGCTTTCAGGCTGTACCAGTGTTTGTTCTGCGGCGCCGGTGGGTCACCGGCTTTGTTGAAAATCCGTAGTAAGTGCTGCTTGATCATGGTGTCTCCTTGTCAGCGGCCGGTTCAGGCTGGTCGACGAGCGTTTTGTAGTTGAGGCCCAGCTTTTGGGCACGGGCCTGATCGGCAGCGTTTTCAGTGTCGACGGTTTCGGCGTCATAGCCCGAACGCAGGACCATTTCGCTGCGAGAGTTAAAGCCCGCGTTGACCTCCATCATCCGCGCCTGAATGTCTTGCACCGGCTGGATGTAGGCCCAGCCCTGCGGTACCCAGCGGGTGCGCAGGTATTCGCGGCGCCGTTGCGCGTAATCGTCCAGCTTCAGGCGCCCGGCCAACACCGCCATGTCCATCCAGGCGGCCCGCACTGGGCGACACAACTGGTACACGTACACCCCGAACTGCAGTTGTTCCAGGCGACGGCGGAACTCGTTGAGCACCACCCGTAGCGCCCGGTCGTTAACCTCGCGCATATCGCCGGTGAGGATTTCGTAGGGTGTGCCGGTACCGGCGGCAGCGGCCATCAATTGCTGCCGCATAAAGTCCGGGTAGTTGTTGCCGGCGTCCGGTGGTTTGGAAAACTCCACCTCTTCACCGGGCCCCAGTTCCTGCATGGTGCCGGGTTCCAGCGCGACCATCGGGGTAAAACCGTCACGGTCATCGTTGAAGGGCTGGCCGGTCACCGGGTCGAGCGCAAGCTGCCTGCCCTCCGGCGGCGGCCTGCTGATAAAGCCGGCAAACAGGTTGGCCACCTCCTGACGAAACAGCACCGCGTCGTCGTAGTTGTCCAGGCTGCGCAAGCGCTTGAGTACTGGTGCCAATCGCGGCACCCCGCGCAACTGGCCAGGCTCGACGGGCTCAAAGATATGCAGCACCTGCTCGGCCGGCACCCGCACCAACTGGTTGTAACCGGCGTTTAGCGACGACGCATCACGGGGATGCACCCGGTACATGTGATACGCCACGCGCTGGTGAGCCGGGTTGAATTCGATACCGGCACGGATGCTATTGCCATTTTTGGCCGGCTCAAATTTGTCATGCGGCACAAACTCAGGGGCCAGTACCTGGAGCTGCAGCGGTACCGCAAGATTTTCGTCCAGGCTGCGAGGTCGCAAGCGCACAAAGCACTCACCAGCGGTTTCCACGGTGCGAGCAATTAATGCCTGCTGGCCGTAGAAGTCGGTCAGGCCATCGGCGTCCGACTCGTCCACCCAGTCCTCCCACAACTCCTGCTGCACTTTGCGCAGGGTGTCGTCCTCGATCTTGGGTCGAGGTGTGATGCCGGTGCCGATCAGGTTGCTGACGCGCTTGTCGATGACGTTGAACGCATACGGGTCATTGCGCACTGCTGCCCGCGAACGGGCCCGCAGGTTGCGCAAGGCCGGGGTGTTGATGCTGTTGATACCAACATCAGGGGCGTCCCAACTGGCCGAACGCCTGCCCTCTCCGGCCCCTTCATAACTGGCTTTGATCCGCTCGGGCAGTAAGAAGCCGTTGCGGGTCAGGGTTGGATATTGGCGTGCCATTAGAGTCCCTTGCCTCCGTGGTAAAGCCTCACCACTTTTGAACGCGGCCCGGCGGACGCGACCAGCGAAGTGCGGATCTGGTCTCGGGCCTTGAGCAGCTCATCCACCGTGCGGTATTCCACAGTGCGATCGGCGTAGCGCACGGTTTTCTCACCGCGAGCGATGGCCGCCTCAACCGCGTCGAGGTGCTTTTGGGTAAAGGACATAATCAACGTCTCTTGAGATAGCCGCTTCGACTGACGCGGCGAGCCGGGGCAGCAGCGACCGATTTAGGAGTAGTTACCGGATGCGCAACTACAGCCGGAGCAGAAGGTAGTGTTTGCACAACTTCAACAGGGGGTGCTGCAGACTCCTCTGGTGAGGGGTCGACAGGGGCATCGTCGGCAGGCAGCGTTTTGTCTTCAAACAAATGATGCTGCATCAACGATTGTCGAACCTTCTCCCAGTCGCTTTCGTGATAACGGCCCAGTCCCAGGTACTCTGCCATTGCCAGTGCGTACACCATCAAGTCGAGGGCTTCGTTACGCTCAGACTTGCTCTTGGTCCACTCAACACGACGTTTGCCTTTGACGTAGCGTGCGACCTTGCGTTCAGCTACGCACTGGGCGAAAAAGTCTTCCGGAAGGTCTTTCGCAAAGTGCAATGCACCCGGGCCGGACTCCAGCGGATACCGGTTATAGATCCAGTCCTTGGCCGTGTCGGTTCCTATCATCCACAGCTCGGCACCGTTCTTTTCGATGTTGCCGCGCCAGTTCACATCCACCCGCGAAGGACGCTGAGCAATAATGTTTTTACTGGAGTGGCTATCTCCTTTGACCGCGAACACGTTGCGCCATCGACGAATGCGGCAGAACTGGTAGACCTCATGGGTATGATGGCCGCCTGAGTCCACAGCAGTGGCCAAAATACCCAGGCCAACACCACTCGCATGCCGATAGCGCACTTTGAGTTTGTCATCGAGCACTTCCCAGGTTCTGGAGTCAGAGGGGTCACCCATGATCACCTGGTGGTCGATCACCCAACGTTCCATACCCATGCCCCAACCGATGACGATGAGCTCAAGGCGGTTACCCTGAACATCCACCGCAGCTGTGAGCATCAATGCTCCAATAGGGACAGTTCCCAGCACGTAATTCTCAGCACGCGCACGCGCCTGCAAGACATCCGCTTTGGTTTGCTCCATTGCGTTGTCCCAAGGCAGTGCAAGTTTGGTGTTGTAAAACACCTGCATGGTGGCCTGGTCACCTTGTTTTTGCATGACCAGGGCGTCATCAAAATCCTTGGCCAGAGATGCCCAGCTGGTCCAGCCCAAAGGCGCATAAAGGGCATTGAGGTGAAAGCCTACTGTTTCACCATCGCCATGCGCGTGGGAACGCCACTCGCCTTTAGAAAGCATGCTGGCCTTGGCGTGCTCATCAATCATTGCGCCGCACTCAGGACCGCTGCAGAGGTACTGCACCAGCCGATAGTTTTCATCCCACTTGAGGTTGGCCCATTCAAGCA